GCATACGCCCGCGCAATCGTTGAGAGGGGCGAAGATGGCGGGCTAACCTCTGGAGAGGCTTACGGGCTGTTTAAGTCAGTCCTGAGCGACTATATCTCGCTTGAGAAAGAACGATTTACTGAATTCGACTGTTTTGAGGCTACCTAAGTGGCTGACAATATCACGCCATTCTCGATTTCAGCGCCAGGCTTCAACGGTCTGAATCTGTCGGATTCGCCTGTTGATCTTCCGGCGAGTTTTGCGCTTGAAGCTACAAACTGCGTTATCGACAAGTCGGGCAGGATTGCCTCACGCAAAGGATGGACGCGAGCAAGTACGGCAAATGCCCAACTATCTACAAGCAACATTACTTGCATCGGTGAATTGATAGAGAACGATGGAACGGCGACAACGCTGTGTGCGGGTGGCGGATATTTGTTCAAACTAAGCGGGACAACACTAACGACCCTGACCTATGGCGGTGGTGGCGTAGCTCCGACGATCAATGCAAACAACTGGAAATTCTGCCAACTGAACGGTGTAGCGATGTTCTGGCAGCGTAGTTATGATCCGCTGATCTACGATCCTGCTGTATCTGCAACGACATTCAGAAGGCTCAACGAGAAATCTGGAACCGCTGGAACCGTGTATCAGTGCAACGAGGCGATTGCGGCCTATGGCCGTGTTTGGGCGGCAGATACCGCTACGGACAAGCAAACCGTTGTATTCAGTGATTTGCTGGCCCCGCATATCTGGACTGGCGGAACATCGGGGTCGCTGAATGTCGGGCAAGTGTGGCCGTCTGGTGGAGATGAAATCGTCGCATTGGCAGCGCACAACAATTTCCTGTTCATTATGGGGCGGTTCCAAATCCTGATTTACTCCGGTGCGGATACTCCTTCAACGATGAAGTTGCAGGATTCGATTGTTGGTATTGGATGTATTGCCAGGGATTCCGTACAGAACGCAGGCGATGATGTTGTGTTCCTGTCTGATAGTGGTATTCGCTCGTTATTGAGGACAATTCAAGAGAAGTCTGCCCCTATTCGCAAGTTGAGTCAGAACGTGCAGGTCGACATGATGGGTGCGGTTGATCTTGAGAATACCGACAACATCAAGGCTGTATACAGTGCGTCAAATAACTTCTATCTGATAACGCTTCCGGCTACCGCTGTTACCTATTGCTTCGATATGCGCTCAGTTCTTGAGAATGGAGCAGCTAGAACTTCAACATGGTCGCTGGTCGCAAAGTCGTTCTATGAAACAAAGGATCGCGTTTTATACATGGGAAATGCAGGGTATCTTGGCGATCATACTGGATACTACGATGATGCTGCCGTGTATCGCATGGCGTATTACACGACTTGGATTGACTTCGGCAATCCGATACAGACTTCTATTCTGAAAAAAGTGCTTGTAACCCTGATTGGACTGTCAAGCCAGACAGTCGTGTTTAAGTGGGGATATGACTACAATTCCGCTCAGTTCTCGCAGACATCAACACTTGCAGGCGTGTCGAATCCTTCTGAGTACGGTACGGCTGAATATGGAATATCAGAATATTCTGGAAACGTCGCAATCAATGTAATGTCAGTTCAGGGTAGTAGTTCTGGCCGCGTGTTGCAGTTTGGACTAGAGGCGCAAGTAGGCGGGTATCAGATCGCTATTCAGCGGATTGACCTATTCACGAAGGATGGAAGACTATGAGTGACTACATCAAAATAACAGACTATGCAGCAAAGGATGCGCTGCTAACAGGCAACCCATCAAAACTCGTCAAAGGAACTGAGATTGGTGCAGATTTAGATGCCGTCGCTGTTGCAGTAGCTACCAAATTCGATTCAACCGATCTTGGCGTAACCGTTCAAGCCTACGACGCCGATCTGACAACCTGGGCCGGCGTGACGCCTGGAACCGGAATCGCTACGGCGCTCGCTGTGAATGTCGGGACGGCTGGATCGCCGGTAATCAATGGAGGCGTACTTGGAACTCCATCGTCCGGTACTGTGACGAATCTTACCGGAACGGCTTCGATAAACATCAATGGGACTGTTGGAGCCACAACTCCTACTACGGCAGAATTCACTACGGCAACAGTGAATACTTCCATCGAACTCGGTCACGCCTCAGACACGACACTGACGCGAGTGAGTGCAGGTTTAATGGCGGTGGAAGGTGCAACTGTTGCAACACTCAGCACGGACCAAACATGGACAGGCGCGCAGCGCGGTACTGTAACTGCTGACAACGACCTGTCTTTCGATCTATCCGTAACTAATAATTTCTCCTGTACGCCCTCTGCTGGTGGAACACTCACCTTTACCAACATTGCATCCTCTGCGGGACAATCAGGGTTGATCAAGCTGGTGAATGGTAGTAACTATGCGATAGCTGCTCATGCTAATACCAAGGTTGGTACCTCTACACTCAGTACCATTAGTGCTTCAGGTACGTACCTCCTGACTTACTTATGTGACGGTACTAACGTGTATGTGGTTAGTAGTGGAGCATTAGCATAATGAGCGTCCTACCTGTAGGAATGGGTAGCTCTGGCAGCTACCAAATCACCAACTCCGTCCGTCTTGCTGCGAGTCGGAATTGCTATTTTAGTAGGACTTTTGGGACGGCCACTAACCAAAACATCTTCACATGGTCTGGTTGGGCAAAACTAAGTGGTCAAGATACGACTGATTATGGTGAGTTGTTTGTTTGTCGGTCAGCAAGTTCAGACGCAGGTTTTGGTGTTCTGCAAGTTTATAACGGCAACCTTCGCTTCACTGGTTGGACGACGGTGTGGAGAACTACGACTCAAGAATTGCGCGACCCTTCGGGGTGGTATCACATTATCCTTTCCGTTGACACGACACAAACTACAGCAGCGAACCGAATCAAGATTTACATCAACGGGTCTGAGGTCACAGCGTTTTCTACCAACAACAACCCTACCCAAAGCACTACTGTTGGAATCAACACAAACACCAGCGCGTCTAGACTAGGTTCTGACGATCCAGCGGCATCGGCTAGAAAACTTGACGGCTACCTCTCCGAAGTCTATTTCATCGACGGTCAGCAACTCACACCTTCCAGCTTCGGAGAAACCAACTCCGATGGCGTCTGGGTTCCGAAAGCCTACACCGGAACCTACGGCACCAACGGATTCCATCTCGACTTCAAAGATGCCGCACTCACCGCAGGTAGCAACGCCGGACTTGGTAAGGATGTATCGGGCAACGGGAACTACTGGACGACGAACAACATCAGCGTGACTGCTGGCGTGACGTATGACAGCATGGTAGATACGCCGACGAATAACTATGCGACGTTGAATCCTTTATTGTACAACCGTACTTACGCCGCAACACTTAGTGAAGCAAACCTCACATATGCAAGAGGTGGGGCGGGGCAGACTTTGTACGGAAGTACGGTGTCCGTATCTTCTGGCAAATGGTACTTTGAATGCTATGTCAATAATAGTACCTCGTTCAGAGTTGGCTTTTGTCAAACCGACGATTATGCTAATTGGGGGAGCGTAGAAAAGAATGTTGGCACAGGAGCGAAAGGCTACGGATATTCTTCATCTGGGAATAAGACAAATAATGGGTCGGATGTAGCCTATGGCGATACATACGCCGCCACTAATCTTATTTCATGTGCGCTAGACATCGACAACGGGAAAATATGGTGGGCGAAGAATGGGACATGGCAAGCCTCTGGCGACCCTGCTGCCGGAACCAATGCGGCTTACACCTCAATATCTGGACTATTAACTCCCGCTATTTCTGCCGAATCCAACGGGGGTGGTTCTCTCAACTTCGGCCAGCGCCCCTTCACCTACACGCCCCCCACCGGATTCAAAGCACTCTGCACCGCGAATCTCCCGCAGGTTGCGATAGCGAAGCCAGCATCCTACTTCAACGCCAAGACTCGCACTGGAACTGGGGCTGCCTTCAACGTAACAGGGCAAGCATTTCAGCCTGATCTGGTATGGACGAAGGGCCGCAGCGGTGCGACAGATCATGCTTTGTACGACATTGTTCGTGGGGTGCAGAAGCAACTGGAATCGAATAACCAAGATGCTGAGACTACAGAAACCCAAGGGCTGACTGCATTCAATAGTGATGGGTTCTCTGGTGGTACGTTGGCTCAGATCAATACCAATGCTGCTACTTACATTGACTGGATGTGGAATGCTGGTGGTACAGGAGTAAGCAATACAGCAGGAAGCATCACGAGTACGGTGAGTGCGAATACGATTGCTGGATTCTCGATTGTTACTTATACGGGAACTGGCGCTAATGCCACGGTGGGACATGGGTTGGGTGTAGCTCCGAAGATGGTGATTGTTAAGCAACGCGGGGCAGGAACTAATGCGTGGTACGTCTACACCTCAACAACAGGCCCAACCAATTATCTGCTCCTTAATGACACTGTTGCTTCGTCTGCTTCTGCTACTGCTGCGTGGAATGGAACAGCACCTACTTCCACTGTGTTTTCACTCGGTAATGGTGCTGGCCCGAATAGTGCAACGACATACGTCGCCTACTGCTTCGCAGAAATCGCAGGATACAGCAAGTTCGGTAGTTACACCGGCAACGGCTCGACGGATGGCCCGTTTGTTTATTGCGGGTTCAGGCCGAAGTATGTGTTGATTAAGGACAGCACTTCTGCTGCAAACTGGATTCTGTGGGATGTCGCCAGAGATACGTACAACGTGGTCGGTACGAACCTGTACCCAAATTCAAGCGCAGCAGACACCGCTTCTGGCGGCGCGTTAGACTTTACGGCCAATGGGTTCAAGATGAGAACAGCCGGCGCTGGCTACAACACGAACAGCAACATACACATCTTCGCCGCTTTCGCAGAGTACCCATTCGGCGGCAGCAATGTCGCACCATCACCAGCGAGGTAATAAGAAATGTTCATAGATCAAGAAACACTCAAGCGCGTGAATATTGACGCGCCATATAAAGGCCGCAGCAAACTCGACACTCCTGAGATTCGTGCAGCGTGCGGTGTCATTGAGATTGCCGACCCCGTTCGCGGGGATGACAATCTTTTCTACAACCAAGAGATTGATGACGCACCGTATCTGATCGTCACGCCGAAACCAGCGGAGATGATAGAAGCTGCTCGCGTTGCGAAACTTGATCAGCAAATTCTCGCTCTTGAAAAACAAGCCATTGAGCAGGGGCTAATTCGAACGATCATTGATGATCTTCTGATCCGGTCGCTGCAAATTGCCGCTGCTGCTAATCCACCTGTGACCGAAGCTGAATTGATTGATCCAGAGTCGCCAAACTACTCACGCGCATATCATAAGGTTCACACGAACGCTGCTGCTCGTGCAATATTGAGGTCGCAACGATGAAGAAACTCGCCATCATCCTAGTCCTATGGCTGCCATTCAGCATCGCCGCGTTGCTGTCAGTGCCCATCAGCCTAGCCGCAATCATGCTGGAAGAAAATATCTACGGCAAAGATGTTCTTCGCGCAATGGACAAATTGTTGGCGGCCTTGTGCGGATTTAGTGGGTACTTCACTCTGAGCGCGGAATGCGGAGTTGCTACTGAGCAACCTTGGGCTGGACTTCGATGGGTACTGGATAAGATTCAAGCAGGGCATTGCGAAGGCGCAGCAAAGAACGAAGGTCTTACCTGAATATAGGTCAACGCATCTGCCCCACAGAGGGCGGGAAGGAACGAATCATGCCTGAATGGATTATTCAACTAGGAGTGGTTACTATGGTTGGCGGATTAGGATGGTTCTTGCGAAGCAAGGACGAGTTCCAGGCGAAGCAAATTGCCCTGCTATTCGTGAAACATGACGAGGACGCCAAGGCACTTCAGGACTTGCGAATCCAGATCGCCAGTAATCACTACGTCAAGCAGGAGCTTGATTCGCGCTTTGATAAGTTGGAAGCCGCATTCAGTGCTGGATTCAAAACGCTTGGTGAGAAGTTCGATAGACTTGCCGACAGGCTGGCGCAGAATGGGCATGAGAAATGAACCTCGAATTATTCCGCGATGCCGAAGGCCGCTTTAACTTCGGAAAACTGTTTGTCGACGGGAAGTATCTTGGAGAGACACTCGAAGACCCTGAACGGGAGGTAAAGATAGATGGCGACACGGCTATACCTCGCGGGCGGTACAGAGTCACGCTCACCATGTCGAACCGATTCAAGCGGATCATGCCCTACGTCCATGACGTGCCAGGATTTGAGGGCGTCAGAATTCATGGAGGCAACACGGAGGCTGACACTCACGGTTGTCCGCTTTTGGGTGCTGTACGGACTCTCACTGGCATTGCTCAGTGTGCAGGGGTCAATCAGAGATTGATTGATTTAATCGACGCAGCAACAAAGCGAAATGAGGAAGTTTGGCTGGAGATATCGTGACCGAAGATCGTCTCGCAGATCGCCCTCGTACCCTGTGGGGATGGCTTGAGCGCAAGAACTTTGTCAGCGTTCATGCGTTCCTGCTGTACGTCACAACATGGATGACGTGGGAGATAACGATTCAGGCGTGGCGGTATGCTTTCACGACTTCGCTGACTTCCGGCATTGAAGCAGCAGCGGTGATTGGCGCTGTAACAGTTCCGTTTGCTGCATTGCAGGCGGCAGTATTCAAAATCTACTCGGAGTCACGGAAATGACCTTCTTGCTGGCAAACTGGAAACTTGTTCTGATAGGATTGCTGATCGCCAGCACCGCAATGTTTTACAAGCTCTGGCGCGAGGACGTTAGAGCGTTCAACGCCTACAAGATTGAAGTTGCTACACTCGGCAAGGCGGCTGAGATGGAGAAAGCGCGAATCGAATCAGAACACGCAAAAGTAACCAAGGAGATTAAAGATGCGATACCCAAAAAAATTGCTGCTGCCCGTTCTACTGCTGTTGCTAACTACATTGCCAGCCTGCCAGCACACTCCGGTAGCTGTGGCGTGTCCGGTGCTGCCAACAGTTCCGGTGGAACTGATGCAGCCGGCGCGGAATCAATTCCTGCTAGTGGAACCTTCATCCAAGACTGCGCCCAAGACGCCGCAACAGTAGGACTGTGGCAGGGCTGGGCAAGGGGAGTGGGCTTTCCGGTTAAGTAAGGCTCCGTATTGCCTCAGCGCAACCCTCAAGATTTTGTTTTACACAGACCTTCGCACACCGCTCCCTCTCCTGCTTGAGTCGTTCATCAAGCGCGGTTGAGTCGATGGGGAGGGCGAATGAAGCATCCGCGCATTCGCGTATTGCAGCCAACGCCTCCCGCAGCTTTGCTTCTCTGGCTTTGGATTTGATGAGGTCGCTTTGCCTTGCTGGAATCTCATTGATGTAGCTTAGTGCCTCATCCCGTTCCTTCGTCATGGCGGCGAGTTGCTCCCGTAATTCAGCTTCCACGCGCAGCATCCTTCCGCAACTCGGCGTTCTCAGCTTCCAGTTCAGCGATGCGCCAGTTTACTGCGAATTGAAAATCGCTAGGTGTCATGTAGTTCATCACTTCTCTCCTTGCGCGGCGGCGATCATGTTCATGTAGCACCCTCTAACTGTGTGATCTTTCGGGTTAGCAGAACTCATTGATATGTTCCCGTGCCTAATCATCTCCTCAGTCGGTTCCTTCGGCACCAGCACCATGCCTTCCGGGATGGATGCGGGGTGGAGGTAAAGCAGAGTTCCGTTCGGTCAAGGCGCCATGTTCCCGCGCTTTGTTTTCAGCCAACCGAAGCCAACCTCAAACACCGGCTCCGCATCCTTCATCCACTCCGCTTCAAGTCGAGCGGCGAAGTTTTGTAGTTCGTCATCGTTGCCCATGAATGTCTTAGTAGGTAGCACATTATTTCTGCGATCTACAAAACACTGATCCGCTATCAGCCGTACGTCATCTTTGTTCATCTCACCGCTCCTATCTTCCAAAGCTCCATCCAGACCTTGTCGGCCTCGCGTACATGGTTGTCCATCGAAGCCTCGTCGCCCATGTTGCCGGCGAGGTACGCGAGGGTCATCTCGAATCCGTATCGCAGGTTGAGCAGGAAGGTGTTCATTTCTTTTCCTCCTTCACCGCCAGATATTTCCAGTACGCACGACCCTGTGTACCCATGATGTAGGTGCATGTATCTGCCGTGCTACTCACTGGCTGCATCCCTAATACCTTGGCACAGACCTTGGGGGCTTGGGTCGCTCGTTCCTCACCCATCCACAGTCCCGCCACGAAACAGGCAACCGACCAGCAGGCAAAGAACACTATCAGATCGGCGTGAAACGGCTTTCTCGTTGGCTTCATTGATCCTCCCGATTTGTCGCACGATGTATTCACGATCCCTCTGCGCCACTGAGTCTAGGATGATGGCTTCGATGCTTTCAGCGGAACAGAGTTCGCCCTGTCGCGGATAGCCATCTGGTTGTGCCTCTCGCAGTACGCATTGCCGCCGCAGGAATGCGTTGCTATCCTGGCGCATCGTTTCTTGTTCTGTCCGATTGCGGTACATTGTGTTTTATCCTCCTCGTAGCTGCGGTTCATAGTTGCTGCACCTTTTCAATGGCGTCCTTGCACCCGTAGGCATAGATGTGATGCCATCCGATGTTGCGAAGGTAGATTTCCCATTCGCGTTGATCGTCGCTGATTGTTGAACCTTTGACGCGCTTCATTTCGATGCCTAGTTTCCAGTCAAGCACTAGCAAATCCGGTACTCCTGCCGTGAGTCCTTCCGCAACTAAATACGCTGCGAGTTTGTAATCCCGCATGGCGGCATTCGGTACGGCGAAGATGCGAACCTTCGGATATTGCATCCTGAACCACTTGACGAAGTTCTTTTGTTCTTCGTGTTCCAGTGGGTACTCCGGTGGCTTGCTCGGAGCGCGTGTTTTAACCTCTTTGGCGGGCGTATCGAAGCCTTCTGGCATTGGCTTACCTGCCGCGAAGCAAAGGCCGCGCAGAGCCTTCTCGTTAAGGCGTATGGTTTCGTTTAAGGTGAGCTTCTTTTTCATCACCATATCCTCGTCCTCAAATCCCCTTCCTGCTGCCGCTTTCTCCAATTCGGCACAGTGCGTCCAGTAGGCTTCGGCTTGCCAACAAACTCCATCGGCCCCGACAAGCACCGCCCATCGACGTACAGGCTTCCGGTTGTCGTATCTGCCCATGCGTCGATATGCCCCTCGTCGCGGTACAGCAGCACTTCGCAAACGAACCGCGTATGGTGCTGCTTCGGTCCTCGGACATCGACCGAGTATTCCTTTGCGGCAGTCAGATCGTCCATCTGCTTCGTGAGCAGCAGCGGAGTACCGGCATCGTCGGAGTCGTGCCACTTGCGGAAGGTTGGGGTCATTTGATCCAATCCTCAGTAAACTCCATTGAGTTAAGTTTTGACGCCGAATTGAACGACTCCACCTTTGCCATGATTACCCTTGCTCTCCACCCTGTTGAACTAGGCGCATAGGTTCCATTCCATGCCCCATCCATTCCGCAATTCCTGCCTGCATTGGTACTGTCAGCTGAAGCGAACGGGTACATCTTGAATATCTCAGGATCAAGGCCGCGCAGCATATGAATTTTGGTCTTTGGTTGTCCGTTTTCGTCACAGATCAATTTCATCGCCCAATTCATTCTTTCGTGCCACTTGTAACTTCCGACTTGGGAGAACTCGGCACTGCTACCAATAGCAATCCTCTTGTATGCGTGTGCCAGATATTTGAGTTTGGTATCAGATTCGTGCATGTGCCATACGGGGACTCCGAAAGACATCGCATCAGTGTGGAACCACTCAGACCATCTAGCCATGAGTGAAGCGTTTGCCGTTTCATCGCCATCAATAACGTCCGGTATGACTGCCCAATCCACGCACGGGTGACGCATCAATGATTCCGCCCACTTGAAATATTCGTTCCACTCGATAACCTTTCCTGACTTCCATGCGCTGAATGCTCCGTTGTCCAAAGCAACTGATTGACACACTTCAAGGCAGATGTCGAGTTGATCTGGCGCGGCGTATGAGACAAACGCATGGCGACCTATCAATGCCTCTGCCGCCTCTGATTTGCTTCCAGAGAACGGAGTACCGTGGTACTTAATCATGGTGAACTTTTGCGTACAGTCCATCTGCATTAACTGCCATTGCCCAACATTTCGGAGTTTCCCACACCGTCACCGAGTAGATGAACTTCAATTTCACTTCGTCCATGAACCACTGCGCTATGCGTTCCGCTGTAGGGTTGTCAATAAAGTCGTTGAGATTCTGGTGATCTAACCTGTCAATCAATGGCTTGAATTCCTCGTCAATGTGATAGAAGTCAACCCCATTGCAGAACCCATTGTGCGTTGTATCTCCGCGCACCTCAATCTCAACGATGTAGTTGTGACCGTGCAGGCGTTTGCATGGATGACCGTCAGGAACTTTCGTAAGTTGGTGGGCCGCTGAGAACGAATACTGTTTTCCAATGCGAGAGTAGTGTTTCATTTGATTGCGTCCATAGCCGCACGATAAGCCGCAGACCTTACGGGAACCTTACAAAACATATCGCACACTCGCGCATATTCCGCAGCCAACTCTGCGAGTACCCGTAGCGTGTCGCATTGAGCATTGTTGAGACGCACTATTTCGGCTTGCTGGTCGGCGGCGAGTTTGGCTAGGGTCGGTTGCGACCAGGATGCGAAGTCGGCCATATCAGAACGCATCGTCCCCGATGTCGTAATCACTAGCAGGAACATTCGCACCAGGCTTCTGCTCCTCGCGCTGCTTCGGCTTGAACGTATTCACCGCTGCATACCAGTGACCAGACTTCGCCTCCTTAACGTCGAGATTTACCCACTCTCCCTCGCGCTGCGAAAGCCACTCGATCAGTTCGGCCACCTTGATGCTGATTGCCGCCTTGACAAAGTCCGGTGCGCCGTCGCGGGGGGCTTTCACGATCAAGCCTTTGGGGAATTCCATTTCGTCTGCCATTTTGCTGCTCCTATTTGATGCCCATAAGGGCGAAGTCTTGCTCAATGTCTTGAAGCAAAGAATTTGCATCATAAACGCCCATCAGCGTATTCGGGCGCAACCGACACTTATCAGCAAAGCTCTGCGTCGATGGGCGCGTCACCGTCCATGAACCGTGTGCTGTGAACACAGCCAACGGCTCATCGGCACTGGCTAGACGGTCGATGAGTTTCTGCGCGGCTTGGCGGGTGATGGCGTTATGGCGTACATCGTTCAACGATACCGGCCCATCCTGCCAATCCTCTACTTCACGGGTGTATGAGTAAGCCACGACTCAAATCTCCCCACCATCAGGATTCGCCGCCATCTCCGCAGCCTGAGCCTTGGCTTGTGCAGCGGAAATTTTGAGGGACTTGAGCAACTCCCGCGCCT